TTGTCAGGTAGCTGTTCCAGGAGCCAGTTCATGCTTTTTCACCGCCTCTACCAGTTTTTCATACTTCTTTGCCTTGCAGGTTCTTCGCACGATATCCAGTGCCTGTTCTGCTTTAATCTGATCGAGAAAATCATAGTAGGCTTTCTCAGCTTCCTGAACATCCTTGCAGCCTTTCAACACGTCAGCCTTGGTTGCATCAATGAAAAATTTACGGTACACACCGATTTGCCACCGGATAGACTCGGACATTGAATGTCCTGTCTTTTTATATTTTTCATTAGCATCGGCCATATTGCTGACAGCTTTCTCAAATCGCCTGGCATCCTCCAAGCGCGTATGCTTAAAATCAATCGTCTTACCGTAAACCTTCATGCCGCCTCCTTACTCTGCTGACCAGGTATACTCTGTCGGCTGGCTGCCCACCTTACGAAACTCAATATCAATACCTGCAGAATCACCAGCATTTCCAGATCCATCGTTCTTTACCACAATTGTGACCTGACCCTTCTCACCAAATCCAGTCAAAATATTGAAGTAGACATAGTTGGTGACAACTGCATTGCCTGTACCATACTTGATTTTGTTGCTAAGGCAATAGTCCTGTGCCTCATCTCCAATATAGCGATCACCTGTCAGAGTGAAGGTTCTCTGTGTTCCAGTCTTCTGTGTTGACTTTCCGGCACGGATATATGTCTTATCTGATGTCACCGGATTTAAGTTGGAATCAAGTCCTGCAATGCCCAACTGAACCACTGCATATTCTGGTTCCTTGGTTGCAACAGCTGCCGTCGGATCCAAATCAATTGCAAAAACCATATCATCATTTGTTACCCAACCGGTATACTTCGCATTTGGTGTAACCTCTGCCATCAATTCTGAT